AATTTACAACACTGCACCTGGACAAGATGAGGTTCAAAGAAAAGATCCATCAACTTCAATGATGACTGGTAATACATCTCTATCATCAACAAGTAGTGTTGTAGGAAATTCTATAACTGTTCAAAACTTATTGGCTTGGGGTGAAACTAGAAAAGGTCAAATAGAACAAGCAAAAACCGATTATGCAACAGCTGTAGCGGACGATGCTAGTAACGGCACAAACAATGCAGAGGGTAAAACTTGGATTGACTACGATTCTAATTATTCGTGAAATATACCACGTATCTGTAAAACTTTTCTTTCTTCTGGTCCAGTAACAGCGCAAACTTTATGTAGGATATTATTTTTAATTGCAACTAACGAGTTTGGTCTTGGTGTTACACATAAGGGTATACCCCTATTCGTATCTATCAAAGTTTCTCCTCCCCAATCCCTATCCCATTCTTTGTGAATATATAATGAATAATTTAATGTGTATACGTGATCATCATGCCAATTTATGCCAGCATATTTTTCGTATTTATAGTATGTAACATGCATAGTAGAGTTCTCAATAAAAGGCATAAAAGGACAATCTACAACAGTTTGTAAAACATCTTTAAACATATCATCTTTGACATTAGTGTATTCTCCTTTTGTCAAACATGCTAAGTTTTCATCTATTCGCTCTACCTTTTTCATAGTAAGGTTTTTATGACCATCGAGATATAAATCTTTATCCCAATCATCAAAGTTAGTTTTTTTTACAAATTTATCACTTTCATAATTGAAGTTTGAAACTTTTTCAAATAAGTCTTCTGATAAAAAATCTTGTAAAACTATTGCTTGATCGTCTATATTTGCAAATATTTTCATTTGTAACTTTTTTTATTCCAAAACATTTTTTTGTACTTATCAACCCATGAGCTTTTTATCATGTTGTGTGTTTTTACATGTAGCTTCTCTAAATAAAAACCAGACCATTTTTTCCACGACTCTCTTTTAAAAGGTATTACTTGAATCATTGCTTCACCTTTTTTTATTCTAAATGATTTATCTGTTTTATTTAAAATAAAAGGAAAATTTATCGTATCAATGTAAACATCTGTATCTACGACTCCAGATAAAACTTCAAATCTACTTTCAAATCTATTTAAGGGTTTTACAAATAAACAACTATAACCTGGTGGTGTTTTAATAAGCCATTTGTTTATAAACTTACCAGCATTTTTTTGTCCTTTCATGAAACCTTTCCATGATTTAGGAAATTGATAATTACTATGAAAATCAACATCTTTATCATTCATGTTTGCTGGTAAAACATTAAATTCATCTCCAGCAGGACTTATTATGTAATCTTGATCAAAGGGTAGAATATAGCCTGCTGTCATAGAATCTAAAAAAGGTATGCAAGCTTTTATTGTAGCTCTTGACTCCTCACCAAAAGCGAACTTTTCAAATTTCTTATATTCATCTGGTATAAATCTAGATGCTGGTTGTGGATGCGGCCATATATCAACCATCGTTTCATCTACTGCACAAAATGTTATTTTCTTATTAGTAAACATTCTCTTTTAAAATTTTAATTGTCATCTACAATAAAATTTAAAGACATAGATCTTCTTGTTGGATCTTCATCATTTGTCTTGTAAGGAGATACAAAATGTTGATGTGATGCTTCAAAAATATAAAAATCACCAACTTCAGGTTCATAAAACCTAGTTTCATTATTCGGAAATACAAAACCAAGTGCACCATCCCTAAACTTGTGTTTATGTTTTGTATCATCTATAAAGTTGGGAACTTTTAAAAACATAACAGTTGACCATCCTGTTCCATCATGATGTGTGTGGATAGGATTATATTCGTGTGGCTGCATGTCGTTAATCCACATTGTTATAATTTCTAAATTATTAATTGGTTTAGGAGTAAGTGAAAAATGATTCAGTGAAATCATATACTCATTCATGCATTTTTTTATTGTTTCAAAAATAGGTAGAGATTGAATAATTTTTGTAGACTCTAACTCACTATCTAACCTGCCAGCTAATTTTGCACCTTTGCTTTCTAAAGAGTGTTTGTTATCGTCGTATTTTTTATTTAATTGTTCTATTTGATCTAAAGGAATTTTATATTTTTTTATAATTCTACCACTTACAATAGTTTTACTAATCATTCTTTTGTCGCATGTATACCATAGTTTAGTTGTCAAGAAAACAATTTTAAAAAATACTGTTGCAGAACATAAAAATATGCTTACATTATGTTCTCACCAAAATTAACAATCACAGGAGAAAATATGGAAAACGAAGAAATAAATAAAGCCATTGCCTACCTTGCAGATAAGGTGAGCAACTACCATGAAAGACTAATAGCTATGGAAAGAGATTTTGAACGACACAAAAAAGATAATTCAAATCACTGCTCTGATGACTGTGAATGTAAAAAATCTACGTAAAAAAATTTGCAATAGAGTATCTGAAAGATCCGTTACCACTCCATTGAAGTGATGTATGAAAAACATCAGATGAAAAAAAGATAGCTCTATTAGGTTTAAAACCAACGTGTATATTTAATTGACCATCCTTGTAGAAACCAGTTCCATTGTTAACAGATTCAGGTCCGTGCATATAAATTAAACATTGATGAGTACATCCTAATTCTAAATCAACATGAGGTCTTGGTTTATCTGTTGCGCCTACCATCGTGTAATCTGTGGTGGTAAAAGTTTTAACATCATATAGAAAATGTTTCTTTATAAATTCTTTAATTTTTATTTGCACAGCACAGCCTTTTGACAATTTGTGAAAATGCCAATAAGCTCCATCATAGTGCTCTCTTTGATCTTTTGCAGGTGGTCCATAACTGCATGTAAGCATTTTTTGAACTATTTCATCGTGCAAATTGTTTGGAAAAAAATCTTCTACTACAAAAACTTTTGACACTATTCTTTTGGTGTTTGACCTAACATATCCTTTAATGATGGCGCAAAGACTTTGATATCTCTTCTTATCTTTTCCGCAGTTGTTGAAGTATTAGGATCGTCTATGTCAGCTTGCATAGCCTCTTCAGATTCATATTCTTGACCAGTATCTATATTAGTAATTGTTGTTTCTGTTTTTACATTATACTTTGGAACAGTTCTTCCGTCCTCTAAAGTAACTGTGCCTATTTGTTCAGCATTTTTAATTATCGGCATTTTCTCTCCAATTTATATTAAAACTTAAAATAACTCTATCTGCATTAGAATTATTTGTTCTAACCTCATGTTGTAACCATGATGGGAAAAAAATCAATGAATTTTCTTTTGGTTCGAAATCTACGCTGTGTGCGGTGTGTATAGAGGCGTCTTTTTTCTTTGGGGGTGATAACACCTCAGCCTGTGGTTTAGGCTCTAGAAATACTAAATTACCGCTTTTTTGAGGCACTTTTAGATAGTATACCCCAGACAAGTAATTATAAGGATGTGTGTGCACATTATTTCTTGATCCCGGTGGATTGATCATGCCCCATAAATTTGTCATTTCTGGAACATATTTATCTTGTACATCTAAGTGATTGAAACATTGTTTAGCACTTAAAAGTATATCTCCAACAGCGCTTTTAAATTCTTCATCTTCAAATAAATTAAACTTACTATGCCAACCTCCAACATTAGTTCTTTGCAAACCTTTTTCGTCTTTAGCTTTTATTTCGTATAATCTATCTATTAAATGACCATGGCCTTTAATTTCTGTCATCATGACAGGTGTAATAAATAATGATTGTAAATCCATTCTTTTTCTCCTTACAGTTGACCTTTTGTAACCTCCATAAAGCTTACGATTATATGCACTTGATTAGCGGCATTTGCTTGTGCTTTTAAAACATCAGACTCTTGTAAAACAAGAGGCTGAGATAATAACTCTGTAGTGGTGTTTGTAGCAACACTTTTAGCCTTAAATAATTCAAAAGTTGCAGAGGATCTAACCACCTCTAAATCTACCAGTGTCGTGCTTCCTGAATCATTACAAATTAAAATAGATTTTACAACATCAGTTGTAGGAGGCACAGGTGGTGTAGCGCCAGGATTAGCTGTTGGCACCGTTAACAGGGTTGTTAAATCTGTTGATGTAATGTCAACCATTGAGCTTTTAAATGTATTAGCCAAGAAAAAATGTCTCCGATTCTGATTCTTCTCTTAAATCTTGTTGAAAGTTTGTATTAAGCAAAAAAACTATTTGTTCTAATAATCTTATCATTTGGTCGAACTGACCAGCATCATATTCTGGTGTAGCATTAGGTAATCTAGTTATATTTATTTTAGCCATTATCTTCTTCCATCTGGTCTAATTTCTAATTTTTGTGATCCAAGTCTCCATGCTGTATCATCTACAGTGTTTGTTGTGTATCTAATTTTAACTGCTCTACCTCTACCTCTCACACTTATTTTTTCTGTGGTGCTTGTTATAGATCCACTAGTCTGAACATTTGAAGATGATTGAGGATATTGTTCTAATGTTAATCTTGCAGTCATAGTATTAGCAAGATTATCAAAATCTGGAACTAATTTACTCACTGACATTAATTGATCACCGTCTGCTATTTCTACAGATCCTGTTTCTAAAAAGGCTGTAATAGCAGTGCCATCTGCTTGATTGTTACCAGTTTCATGTTCAAATATAGATGACGCGCCAGCAGTTAGACCAAGTATGCTTGTGGCATTTGCGGTTGCAGATGAACTATATTCTGTGGCTATTGGTTTTTCATAAACATAAGCACCGAGCCAAGTAGTTCTAGCTAAATTTATTGTATACCAAGTTCCTTCAAGATAGTTATAGGCAACTGCTCTATCTATTTGTGTAGCATTTGAGGATGGGTAATACCAAATTATTTCATTGAAAGCTGTGTTTAGACCCACGGCAATATCATTTTTGTTAGTGTAACTTAAGTCATCAAATACATAATCTTGCACTGAACATGGCATTTTTTTGACAACACCATCGAAAAGATAAAATGCGTCATCAGACATCCAATACGCTTTTCCGTTTACTTCTATAGCTGCGTGTTGAGCTATCAAGCCCGCGTTAGCACCAAGTTGTCTAAGACCAAATGTAAAAGGTGTGCCAACAAATTGTATTCCGTGTAATGACGTGTCTGTCCATACTAGTATTTGACCTGTTGATTTAACAGCGCCAACTATTCTAGACCCATCTGTAATTCTTAAAGATCCTGCTTCGTTTGTAGCTACAGGTGTGTAATCTGTTGCGTCTTCTCTATCTGAAAACCTAAATAATAAATCATCTTGTGTGGCTGTATTGCCAATCGTCGTTTCTGTTCCAAATATTAATAAGTGTCTGGTATCTGTTGAAACAATATTAAATCTAGAAGCAGTCGGAGCATTTGATAATGCAGTTGCTCGAGCTCCTAAACCTCCTGAGGTGTCCCATACAAAAGTGCCACCATTTAAAACAGTAGCAATTAAATCTTCACCAAAATTATCTAATGACCAGTTTCTACCTTCAATAACAACGCTTGATGAAGATCTTGGCTCATCCCATGTGCTTGTGCTCCATGTTTCTGTGCCCCAACCATATCCATATGTAGACGCAGTAGGACCAGGATTTATTTGATAGCTTGCATCTGTTGAACCACCACCTGCTGCTGTAGTTCCGGATGCGTTTGTTCCAGCATTTATTGTATAGGTATTGCTAGTTGGTACAGTTAAAACTTCAAACTCAGCATTAAAATCTATACCATCTACTACGTTCGTAGCAGAGCCATTATCAAAAGTAACGAACGCACCGACTTCAGCTAGATGTCCAGCATCAGTAACTGTTACTGTAGCAGAACCACTTGATGTAGCAAAAGGATTTGTAAGACTAGCGGTTCGTCTTATAGGAGTAATATCGTATACTTTACCTTCAGAATAAATATATAGTTTTCTATCTGAGCCTAGGGCCAAATATCTTGTACCATCTAAGCCTATCCAAGAGTGTGTATCTCTCACGACACCAACCACCGTGACATTTGGATTAGGTAAATTTGCCCATCCACCCCATCTTTCAGGTTTACCGTAATGAAATCTCACAAAATCAGAATCGACATATTTACGATCATCTCCTGCAGAATATGCGGTATCTTGCTTGTCAATGCCAGGGCGAAATTTTAAGTCAACTAATTGCATA